CCTGTCAGTATCACATCGGTCACCATCTGCCCCATTCCTTCATCACGATCTCGGTGAAGATGAGATCGGTTTCTAGTTTGGTGAGTTCTTCTTCGGTCATTCGCATGATGCGTTCGATCTCGTTCATGAGTTCAGGCATCGACAGTTTCCTGTTGCTGAAATCTTTGTAGCGGAACGCCGGATGATCTTCTTTCCCCATGATGTTTCCTTTTGTTAGAGAGACCACGGCCCCCAGCCGTGCCCATGTTTTTCGACACCGTACAAATAAATCATGTGTCCGGCAAGCAGATTTTTTCGTGGGTCGTACAGTTCTTCGCACTCGTTGATGACACCTTGCGCTTGGAGCCAGCCGATCTCGTTGTATCGGTTCGGTTGGCACCATGACGGCGGGTGGATCTGGAGCAACCCTCGGTCGTCGTGTCGGCTCGTGACACTCGGATCGCACCGGCTTTCCCGATGCATCACATACGAGAGGGTCGGCCATTCGGCTTCGGGCCAGCCGACCTCCATCGCCAGCGGATACCATTCGGCACACCGAGTATCTGGCAGAGTGGTTGTCGGAGACGGGACAGACTCCCTCAAATCTGGCCGGAGAGGGGCCTGTAGTGGCTCGTAAGCCACGCTAGGGGGCGGTGTAGTGGTAGGTACTGGCCGAACCTCAGGCGGCGAATCTGACGGGGCGTCACAAGCCAGCCCCGACAACGCAAAAAGCAACAGAATCCCAAACGTCTTCATCATGTCCTCTCCTAGTATCCGGCCTGCTTCAACAGTCGAGCCATGTCAGCCAACGTCATGACCGCATACGACTCACCGGCATCCCACACACCACGCCTTTTCACCACAAGCACACCGAACTCAGCGTCAGCGTTCTTGCGTTCCTGCTCTGTCTCCCGCAACCACTCCGAGAACGACAGTTCCTTATGGTTCTTGCACTCAACAACAAGACCAGGCATCCCCGTCAGGTCGCCCTTGTCATAAGTGCCAGACAACGCCCGCCTCTCCGCATACGGAAAGCCGTTGTCTCTCAGGTATTGAGCCACCATCGACTCATACATGGTTCCTTTTGCTCGCTGCTTGCTCATTGTCGATCTCCAAATTGAAGCGTCGGCCACGTCGCGCACGGCACGAGTGATACGGAGTTTCCGTCAATGGTACATGGGTAGTGATGCGCTCCCCGCAGGAAGCGCACCACCACCGCACGGGGGGAAACTCAGAAAGGTTCCTCATCAGTCAACTCAACAGCATTGAAGGTTTCCTTCAACTCGTCAACCGCTGATCCTTTCTTCATGCGAACCAGTTTACCGATTTCGTTGGCAACAATCTCGACACGCTTACCTTTCGTGCCGTCCTTCTTCTCGTAGTCATCTACTTGTAGACGGCCCTGAACCATGATCCGTTCACCAGATCCGATCAGTTCGACAACGGCTTCCGCCTGGTCACCGAACACCACCACGTCATACCATGATGTTTTCTTCTGGTCGTCTTTGCCTCGTGTGTCAGCCAACGAGAACTTCAACATGGCTAGCCCGTTGGCTGTGTATCTGAGCCCTTCGGGTTGCCGTCCAACGTTGCCGATAACTGTGATGTTATTCATGAATTGCCTTTCAAGTGTTTGAACGACTCTCGTAGTTTGGTGAGGTCGTCGGTGTTGACAGGTTGAGTGAGGTTGACGCCAGCATGGTCGGCCACTTGATCATGGTCGAGTCCTTCTTTGTTGCACGCCTCGATGAACTTGGCGACGGTTTCAGCGGTCACCGGTTTCACGACAGGGGCAACGGCTTTCGGTTTGGTGACTGTCTTTGTGGGTACGGCACCGAGGTCTTCCCATTCGGCTTTCGTCCACAACGACAGGGCGATACCGTATCGCATCGCACCGTTACGAATCGCATCGCTCAACAATTCCTTTGCCTGGTCGCTCTTGCGATCCTCAACGGAGCCGACACAGTAGCGAGTGTGGCCGAGCAACGTCATCCAGAACCCTGCTTGAACCATGTTGCCGATGGTTGCCCGTGCCGGTAGCCCAGCATCATCGTAAGCGGCGGGTTCGATTGTCCATGTCGGATCGAGTTCCAAGAGGATGCGAGTGATGTCAGCATGGCCGACGAAATCGAGGCTCACTCCGCCCTTCGGCAACTTCGACACAATCTTCGGATCAGGTACCGCATGATCTTTCAAAATCTTGCGTAGCCCCTCCACATCTTTCTCAATCATTTCTCTCCTTTCACACGCAACACACGGAACGTGCTGCTCTTCGTGTATTCCTCCGCCAAACCAGGATGATCGGCGGCGAACCTCTTGCTATCGAACGACGACCGTGACTGGTTCTTCCATGTCACCATCGCCGTACCATCCACCAAACCCGTGTCGGCATCACCCAACAAGCCAGCGATCTTCGCCTTCAGTTCGTCCTCGATAGTGGACAGTTCTTTCTTTTGAAACTGCACATCTTTCAACTCGGACAACAGGTGAGCGTATCCGCTGATGTCAGCCGTGCTACCAGACGCCTCAGGATAGGTAGACACGATGTCGTCGTAGGTGGCAGGCCACTCGGGGTTTGGTTCACCGATCGACAACCAGAACACGAACTCTTGTACCGCCCTGATGTGTTCCAGTTTCTCATCCTGACTGACCGGCTGTTCATACAACGACACCTGCAACGACGAATCCAACACCGCCCAGGTAATCGAATCGACGTTCGCACAGATCGCCTGCTGAACACCCTGCCAATACCAGTAGCGGGCCAGACTGCCATCCCACTCACGGTTATAGGTCTTGATCTCGACTACCACCGCAGGTTTCTCCGGCTGGTTTTCGTATGACCATTCGTCCACCGCATCAAGCGTGGCAATCATCGGAGCCGTGTCGTTCTGTACGACATACAGATACTTCGGTTCGACAAGCCTGACACCCAACAGGTCACCGGCCCACTCACGAACCATCGGCTCCATACGGTTGCCACGTTCCATCGCCGCAGTTGTCAATGACACCACAGGTTCCGGTGCCATCTTCTCCGCAAACAACTGGTGTCTCGTCTTGAACCGATGCTCGCCATGTACTGCCGCCGCATCCGACGCCGAGATGACAGGTCTACCGTCCTCGTCTCGATGTCGAAGCCTTAGCCATTCCATTGACCCGTGTTCGGGTTTGACTATTAGATCTCCCACTACCTTTTCCTTTCTTCATTTGTTTTGCGACTAGATCCGGATAGTTCTCGACAACCCACTTGACTAGATCTTCAGGACGCTGGCCGCACGGTTGGGCTTTCGTCCACAGTTCGAGGTTCTCAATGCGGTTGTCGTCACGTATTCCGTTGATGTGATGAATGTTCTCAAAGGGGTGTAACACGCGACCATGATGCTGTTCCCATACGATCCGATGCTGGAGATACTGCTTCCCCTTCATGAACCCGACAACGTATCCGTGTGTTGATTTCGTCCAACGAATTTCTTGAATGCACGAAGCATTGGCCCAAGTTCTTTTCGGTGCGTTGAGGTCTACGCCAGATTTTGTGCGGCGATAATGAAATTGGCACAAACCGTATCCATAATGTTGTCTATCGCAACCTTCAATTTCGCATAAACGGTTTGATTTTCTGCCGTCTTTTGAAGCATCGCCGGTTCGCCTTAGCCGCTGATTGTGCATTGAACAAAGGCCACGCCCGTAATGAACTCTGTCGCAGCCGTCAATAGAGCAAACCTTCATACCCGTTGTCCCTTTCAGTTGTCCCACACGTTCTACCCTAGGGGTGTTGCACGCCTCTGTCAACCACCAAGTTCTTCGGTGAACGGATCAATCGGAATCGCATACGCCAACGAATAGACCGCCGTCACACACGCCAACGGAATATGGTTGATGTCGCTCACCGTCTCCGGTTCCATCGGATCGTTCATCACCGTGCCACAAATCGTCAGATAACCAGGCTTGCAGTCAGGCCAAATCCAGCCGACCGTCATCGGCATACACGTCCCAGGAACATAATCCTCGGTTGAAGTCCACCCTGGCCCATCCTCGCCGGTATGAGCGTCAGCCCATTGAACGAGAACTAACTGCCATTGACCGTCATCGGGGTCGAAGTTGTCTCCGTTGCCCTGTTCCCAAGCGTTGTTTCCCTCCGCACTCTGGGCATCGTCGTTCTCGTCGGTCATATTCGGCTCCGCACTCAGGGCAATCTATGAAGTCGTTGGGATTGGACACCCGTACAGTTTACCTCTCCACCAGGCACGCCCTGAGTGGATCGGCACCTGTTCATACCAGAACTCGCCGTCGCCAGGCTGATAGGTGACAACCCCCACGCCCTGCTGCCAGTCTTCCACTATCTGTAGCGGTCGCCCGTCCAGGTCGATGCCGCCTTTCGTAGACGGAACGCTGCCATCACATCGCGCAAGACAGCCAGGTGATGCCGCCATGATTGTCTTTGGCCCATCGAAATCTTCACGGCTACGTTCCGCCCATTCGCGTCGGTGGATGTGACCGTAGATGACGGACGTTTTGCTGTTGGCAAGATACTTGTGGGCGGTGCTGCCCCCCGAGGCAACCTTGTCACCGTGAATGACTCGGAGTCGCTCGTTGATCCAGTATGAGCCAGCGGGATACCCCGGTCGATAGTCAATCTGTGCTTCATCCATACGTAGCAGGAAAGGCACAGATAGAACGGGGAGAGAATCAGGTGCAAGACCACGCTTGATGCCGAACGCCGCGCGGAGATTCTCGATAGTCGCATTGGAAATCCTTTCCTCGTGGTTACCGGCAATCCAACAGATTTCTGCTTCTGGTGCCAATGCTCGCAACCGGAAACACAGTTCGGTGGCCCGATCGATACTGGCCTGCGTGGTCAGCGAGAACGCTGGGGACAGACGATAACGACCAAACTCGGGGGCGTCCAGGTTGTCGCCCACCAAAACAATCTTGTCAGGTTGAGCCGCAACAATAATCTGCTCCGCCACGGTGATCGCAGCCTCGTCATGAGTGGGTTCCAGATCGCCGTCTGCGCCACGGAAATAGCCGATCTGCATATCCGGCAGCACCACCGCCACCTCATACCCCTCAGGGCGAGGCAACGGTTTCGGCAGACGCACCGTCACTTTCGTCGGCGGCCCCTGACGCACCGTCTCCCAGGCGGGGCCGGTCTCCCACGCAGGAGAGAACTGGACTCCAAGCAAGTCGTGAATTTCCGCCTCACCATCCTCGTTCTTCGTGAGGCTCTGATAGACCGACACACGCTGGATCTTGCCGATCTCATCAACGGATATTCC